ATGAGTCTAACTAAAGCGTAACTTAAACCTAATAAACATATAACTGCTAAGGTCATGTATATAATCATAATTAAATCAACCATAATGTTTACCTCAATGTGTTGTTAAAATGGTATGTCTATATCAGGGTGTAATACCAAGATATTAGGGTAAGTAGTATACTTAATCTGCCCTGATTTAAACCTACGCTGTCTCTTAGAGCTTAGGTAATGCCATAGCCCTAAGATGTCATCTTTTACTATGTAGTTATTACAGTATTTTATGTCGTTCATAATGTTTCTCCTAGAGATTGCCCTAGTTCAGCACTAGGGCAACCCATATTGTTTGGTTAGTTGATTGCTAGAGCTGGTCTATCTTCTTTCAAAGTAGCCAACTTATCTGCTATAGATTTGCGTCTAGTAGCTTGACTATCAACACCACCTTTAGGCAATAAGCCAAAGTATACACCTCTTGCTCCAATGAGAACTTTAGGCTCAGTACCTATCTGCCCTTTAGGAGACCAGAACTGAAACGGAATACCATCTTCAGTAGAGAGCTTACATAAATCCTCATGTAGCTTTACATCATCAGTACCCATAGCATACTTATGTGGCTCATCTTCGCTACAACCTTTTATATAATAGCTACTAGCTCCGTATGAACGAAAGGCTTTACTACCCTCATTATGTTTCATAATGTCGATAGTCACCCATATAGTTTTTTTATTATCCATCTTTATTACTCCTACGCAATCTGCGTAAATTGTGATTAAACAAGCCTAAAGGGGCTAACCCTTCGAGCTTGGGAAAACCTTGCCTGAGAAAAAATTTTCTGTCAATTCTTGCAGAGTAGTAACTTTACTATGTCGAAGTATCTGGTTTATGGGCAGTAGACTGCGACTAGAAGCGAGGTGGATACTATAAGTTAGATAGTAATACCTGTTATAAAACAATAAGATAGCTTTAACTATCTAGATTATATAGTGTTCTTAAAGTAATACGCTGTTACCCGAAACTATAAGTATCTTATAGAAATCTTTTAATGAAAGGGTATATGTATTTTTTATAGATAATCTAGATAGTTTAGATAGTAAAACCTTACATGAATGGCTGTAAGCCTTACATTTCAACAAGTTTACAGGTGGATGATGTAAGGTTTGACTATCTAAAACCCTAAAGACTGCGTAAAGTTTAACCTAGATAGTGTAGATAGTGTCACCTTTAGGCTAAACCTTACACTTTATCTTTAAGAATGTGCTTAGTGCGGGCTTAAAGGTGAGCTATAACCCCCCGAGCCATGGCCTATATATAATAATTAAATAAAAAATAAATAAAAAGAATGGATAGTTTATAGACATATCCAGGTCTGTTGGTTAATTGATTAGTTGTTTTTTGTATATCACTAATGGTTGTATTGATTTTAACCATTCTTGATATTCTCTTAGATATACCCATGCTTCTTGTAAGTCATAGTTTACATCTAGATAATATATGTATAACATTTGCTTTTCTCCTGCCCCCTCCCTTTCGGGAGGAGGACTTGGTTGTTCTAGATATCCGTTCTAGTCGAGCTTTGTACTCTATTTGGGTCTTCTCTCTTAATCTGCACTCTACCTTTTATGGCTTTGTGATAGCATAAGACAGCTTTCCCTTTTTGTTTTAAGGTTTCTATCCAGAAAGAGTAGGTGTCTAATTGTGCTTTTCCTTCTTTTACAAGTTTCAAAGCTTTCTTCAACCCTGTCTCGACATTACCTTTTTCGTTTGAATATACTTCCATTCCTGGTTGAAGGTCGGTGTATATTCTCACTACTTTCCCTAACTTTTTGGAGTCACCAATATTAATATTGACTTCTCCGTTGTATAATTTAGACATAATATATGTCCTCCTTATGTTGATTTTACTCAACGAGCTCATGCCGTTGAGCTTGTTTACACCTTGCCTGAAATATTTTTTTCTGTCAATTCTAAGCTGACATACATGTAAAGTAATAAGTATTATATAGCTATAACTTTATATAAAACATATATGGACAGGGAGGGTAGTTGGACTACGAACTATAGCCACCCCCCCATATAGGTAAACCTCTTATAGCAAGACCCAAAAATACAACGTGTAAAGTTTTGGACTTTTGGTTGACAAATCTTTGATTTTACTTAATGATTCGATTATGGACACATTTCCACTAAAACATACAAAATGGTCTGACCGTCTAGCTTTTGACATCGCTTTGATGTTAGAGGGTAGCGGTGAATCTATGGATGAAGTACGCACACGCCATAGTATTTCGGCAAGCGAGATTATTGATTTCAATAAAGATAAAGTGTTTTTAAAAAAAGTAGAGTCTTACCGTAATGAAATAAAAGAAAAAGGTATGACCTTTAAGTTAAAAGCGAGAGCACAAGCGGAAGAACTTCTGATAACAAGCTGGGCTTTGATACATAGTCCAGAAACATCTTCAGCTGTTAAGGCGGATTTAATAAAGTCTACTGTTAAATGGGGTGGGCTAGAGGCAAAAAACAATACCATGGAGGAAAGTAATGGCGGAGTTAAAATTACAATTAATCTCGGGGGGCAAGAGCACACCACAAAAGTCGTCCATAGTGAAGAAAGCACAAACCAACCTGAGCTTATCGAAGCTGACCAGTCCGTTTGATACTGTATACAAAGGGAAACTAGCGAAAAAAATGTATGCGTTAAGTGACTATAATAGATTTACAGCAGAATTAATGAAGTTATCATTGTCTTATACTACAAAAATAGTAAGGCATAAGAAAAAACCTACAGAGTATTATGTTATTCTGTTAGAAAATTACGAGGCTTAAATGGACATAGACTATACACCGACCAAAATATGCAAAGATTTTATGGTATCTGATAGTAAGATGCGTGTACTAATGGGACCTGTAGGTTCTGGCAAATCAGTTGCAAGCTGTTTTGAGGTAGTTAGACGAGCTTCTATGCAAAAACCAAATAAACAAGGAATAAGAAAATCCAGGGTAGCTATCGTTCGTGAGACTGCTAGACAGTTACAGGATACAACAATTAAAACATTCCACGACTGGTTTCCACCAGGCGTATGTGGAGAATATATGAGAACTACTAAAACTTATTTTCTAAAGGTAGGTGATGTAGAGTGCGAGATTATGTTTAGAGCATTAGATGATTCAGATGACGTAGCAAACTTAAACTCGTTAGAGTTAACATTTGCTTGGTTTAATGAGTGTCGAGATATTAATCCAGATATTGTAGACGCTATGTCAAAACGTATTGGTCGTTTCCCATCAGCTAAAGATGGGGGACCTTCCTGGTTCGGGATGTGGGGGGACACCAACCCACCCACAATGGATACGTGGTGGTATTATCAAATGGAACATCTTGACCCCTCGGATGGAGTTTCATTTAATGATAATGGGTGGGACGTATTCAAACAGCCATCAGGCAGAAGTCAAGATGCAGAAAATATAGAGAACTTACCTGAAGGTTATTACGACACACAAGGTAGGTCGGATGAATATATTCGTGTGTACATTGACGGAGAGTATGGATTAAGTACAGCAGGGCAACCTGTGTATAAGTATTTTAGACCTGACTACCATATGGCAGACCAAACTTTACAACCAGTTATAAACGGTGTGAGACCAATTATTGTTGGTATGGATTTAGGACTGACACCCGCAGCCGTTATAGGACAACAAGACCCACGAGGTAGAGTTCTTATACTAGACGAAGCTGTAAGTTTTGATATGGGTATACAACGATTTATACGTACAGTTTTAAAACCATTGTTAACTGAACGTTTTTCAGCGGCTCCTATATTAATTATATCTGACCCTGCAGGTATACAAAGAGCTCAAACAGACGAGCGTTCTGCTGTAGATATAATAAAAGCTGAAGGTTTTAGAGTTATGCCAGCAAGAACAAATAATGTATCGGCTAGGCTTTCAGCGGTAGATGATTTTCTTATGCGTCAAGTAGATGGCGACTCTGCATTTTTAGTAGACCCTAGATGTACAAGATTAAAAGCTGCAATGATGGGAGGATATAGGTTTCATAAAAAGAATGGGACCATAGAAAAGAATAAACATTCGCATGTAGCAGAGGGTTTACAGTATCTAATGTTACATATAAACAGTACATCAGATGGATTTATTACTAAAAAAAGAGACATAAAACCTGTTGCGGCAGGCGGATGGACTTGATATGCTGAATGTAGTTATTCATATTTACTACCATAATTATGATGTTTCCTCTCATAATTATACTTTCTCTACTATACCCTGCTTATATTTACTCCTAAGCAGGGTCCTCTTTCTATTGGACAATGATGTAATAAAGTATATACTCAAAATAAATCGGAGGTAAATTATGCCAGGATATAAAAATTATACTATTAAAAAATACAGAGGCGGTGGTCTTGTAGAAACTAAAAAGTATGAAGACGGTAAAACGGTAGTAACAGAAGATGAAAGAATGAAAGCTATGCAACAATTCTTAAACGAAGATACTTCTAAAGAAGAGGTCACTGTAATAATAAAAGATTCTAAAAAGAATCCGAATAAATATACAGACATAATGGGCGTACCCATTAAAAAACCAGAGCCTAAATAAATTATGGTATTACAAGTAATAGGGAACGAAGAGCTCGTTAAAAAAGAGAAAGAGCAAATTGATAAAGCTTTAGAAGAAAGGCAGAATGAGCCTTTGATTTTAGGTTTAGCTGCACACCTCCGTGAATGTTGGGATGCAGCTAGACAAGCTAAGAAACCTATAGAAAATATAATGCTCAAAGGTCTCAGACAGAGAAACGGAGAGTATGAAGCTGATAAGTTAGCTCAAATACAAGCACAAGGTGGCTCTGATATATACATGATGATTACGGAAGTTAAGTGTAGAGCTGCCGAAAGTTGGCTCCGTGATATATTATTAGAGACAGGCACTCCCCCATGGGATTTACAGTCTACACCAATACCTGAGTTAGAACCCGAGCATGCACAAGAATTACAAAATAGTTTTGCGTCCGAAGTTGTAAAAATAGTAGAGCTTGAAGGACAAGCACCAGACCCAGCAAAAATGGAAGAGCTTAGAGAAATGGTAGCTCAACAATATAGATTTAAATTATTACAGGCTGCCGATAATAGGGCTCGTAAAATGAAAATAAAAATACAAGACCAATTTGCACAAGGCGGTTGGGGTGAGTCATTTAACGATTTTATTACAGACTTAGTAACTTACCCATGTGCTTTTATTAAAGGGCCTATTGTTCGTAGGCAAAGGAAGTTAAGTTACACTAAAGACGAAATGGGTAACACCACAGTAGAAGCTGATGAAATTATTGCACCAGAGTTTGAGCGTGTTGACCCGTTTAGAGTATACCCAGAACCTGGAATTACTAATATCAATGACGGATATATATTTGAACATCACCCACTTAGCCGTACAGAATTAGCAGATTTAGTTGGTGTTCCAGGATATGATGACGATGCTATTAGAAAAGTATTAGAGTATGGTAATGGAGATTCTTGGATATCAGAAGATGTAGAGTTATCTAAAGATGAAGAAGAAAGAAAGTTTCATTCGTCTGACAGACCGACAGAAATATATGACGCATTAGAATTTTGGGGTAAAGTAAGCGGTAAAATGCTTGTAGAATGGGGATTAACTGAAGATGAAGTACCTGATGAAGCTCGTGAGTATGATACAAACGTGTGGATGGTAGGTAATTATGTTATCAAAGCAGTATTAAATTATGACCCATTAGGTGAAAAACCGTATGCAAAAACCTCATTTATTAAATGCCCAGGTGCATTTTGGGGTAAAGGCATACCAGAAATTATAGAAGATTTACAAAATGTATGTAATGCAGCAGCTCGTGCGTTAGTTAATAACATGGGTATATCAAGTGGGCCACAGGTTGAAGTTAACCTTGAAAGGATTCCACCAAATGAAGACATTACACAAATGCACCCATGGAAAATATGGCAAGTTACTAATGACCCATTAGGCTCTAGTGCTCCTGCAGTTAGGTTTAACCAACCTAACGATAATGCAAATACATTAATGGGTGTGTATGAAAGATTTGCTAAATTAGCTGATGACCATTCAGGTATACCATCTTATTTACAAGGCGACATAAACGTAAAAGGAGCAGGACGTACAGCGTCTGGTCTTTCAATGTTGATGGGGTCTGCAGGAAAAGGGATACGTCAAGTGGTTATGCACATAGATAGTGATGTTATAAAACCTGTTGTACACAGACAATTTGTGTATAATATGCGATATGATGAAGATGAGTCTATTAAAGGCGATGTAGAGGTTCTACCAAAAGGTGCAATCAATCTCGCAGTTAAAGAAACTGTTAACGTCAGAAGAATAGAATTTCTTAACGCAACCGCCAATGAAATCGATATGGGTATCGTTGGTAAAGAAGGCCGTGCAGCGATACTTCGTGAAGTGGCTAAGAGTTTGCAAATGCCTGTGGATGAAATCGTTCCTTCTAGGGAGAAAGGAAGTTACCAGACTAGGATGGCTAAAGAGTTTGCGGCTGAACAAGCACAGCAATCTCCTACACCTACCCAGCCAGATGGCTCCCCTAAAGGAGGAATGGAAGCAAACACAGTTAGTAACCGTAACACTGGAGGTAAGTCTTGATTAGACCAGAGCCAGAAGTTATTAAGGCTTTAGCCGTATTGGCACGCCAACACCCCCCAGCACTGGAATGGCTGAAGGGATGGTTAGACCATGAGTTAAAGCAGCTACCCAATGTTACTCAAAACGTGTCACTTGCACAGGGGCGGTGTCAGGTTTTGAAAGAAATATACACTTTAGTAAAAGAGTCCCCTGATAACGCAGCAAAGTCATGACGACAGCTGTTAATTAACGCATACCGTTAGGAGCGAAACATTATGTCATTACCAAAGCAAGTTCAAAAACAATCTGAGGATGTACAAGCGTTGTATAAAGAACTTAACAAAGAAACAGCGGAAGCACCTGCTGGTTTAGATTCAGGAGAAAAAGTGCCTGAAGAAAAACAAGCTGAAACTACCACTGAAGTACCTGTTGAGGAAGATACAACTGCAACTTCCGACAGTGTAGAAAAACAAGCAACTGAGTCTGAGGCTGAAGAGCACAGCACAACAGACACAAAAGAAGAAAAAGATACATGGGAACAAAAGTATAAAACATTACAAGGCATGTATAATAAAGAAGTTCCGAGCTTAAGTGCTCAGAACAGACAATTAAACGGCCGTGTTTCTCAATTAGAAACTTTGTTAGGAGACCTTAACAAACAAGCAGAACCAGTGCAGGAGGCACCAGTCGAGAAGTTAATTACGGAAGACGATGTTAAAGAGTACGGTGATTCTATTGATGTTATGCGTAGAGCAGCAAAGGAAGAAGTAGCAGGAGAATTGGCTCGTGTTAGACAACTGGAAGCGGAAATAGCTAAGTTGAAAGGCGTAGTACCACAGGTACAACAAGTCCAACAACAACAAAAAACTAGTTCTGAAAAACAGTTTTGGGATACTTTAAACCATGAAGTACCTAATTGGAACGAAATTAATAGTGACCAAGACTTTCAGTCATGGCTGCTTGAGATTGACCCCCTTACAGGTATTACTCGCCAAACTTATTTAGAAGACGCACAGCGTAAACTAGATGTTAGTAGGGTAGTAAATTTCTTTAAAGCTTTTGGAAAGGATATAGGTAAAGATGATAATGCTCGTGGAAAAGGTTCTACGCAATCTGCAGAATTACAAAAACAAGTTGCCCCAGGACGAGGACGTGCTGGACAACCTGTAAGTAATGATGGCAAAACTTATACACCGAAAGACATTGAAAAATTTTTTAAAGATGTTAGAACGGGTAAGTATAAGGGAAGAGATGATGAGCGTAACCGAATGGAACGTGACATTTTCGCTGCACAGCGGGAAGGTCGCATAGTTAATTAATAGTAAAAGGAGGCTATTATGGCTTTTGCAACATCTCCAGGTCATCCAACGTATACAGGAAACTTTATACCTGAAATTTGGTCTGGAAAATTAATTGAGAATTTCTATGATGCTACTGTGTTATCAGCAATCTCAAACACTGACTACGAAGGTGAAATTCGTAACATGGGTGATACGGTCAATATCCGTACAACTCCAGAAATCACCATTAAAACATACGTTAAAGGTCAAACTTTAGCGGTTGAAAACCCAGATAAACCAAAATTACAATTATTAATCGACAAAGGCGAATACTTCGCTTGTGTTGAAGATGATGTAGATGAGGTACAATCAGACATTGCAATGATGGACCAATGGTCTAAAGACGCTTCAGAGCGTATGAAGATTAAAATTGACCAACGTGTATTAACTGATTTGTTAACTGGTGTACATGCTAGTAATAAAGGACAAACAGCTGGAGCTATCTCTGGTAACATTGACCTTGGTGTAGCAGGTACTCCAGAAGCACTTACTACTTCAAATGTAATTGGTAAAATTGTTGACATGGGTACAGTTCTTGACGAAGCTAACTGTCCTGAACAGGGTCGTTTTTTATGTATCCCTGCTAAGATGGCTGGTTTAATCAAGCAATCAGACTTAAAAGATGCATCTATTACTGGTGACGGAAATTCACCATTAAGAAATGGTCGTTTAGGTATGATAGATAGATTTACAGTATATGTAAGTCATAACCTTTATAAGAACGGAAGTGAGTTTAGCGTTATTGCTGGACACACAATGGGGTTTACATTTGCGTCACAAATGACAAATATGGAAACAATTCGTTCAGAAACAACTTTTGGTAACATCATTCGTGGTCTTCAAGTTTACGGTTATAAAGTCGTTAAACCTGAAGCTCTTGCTACAATGATTGTTACAGTTTAATAGGAGGCTAACATGGCTGCATATACAGACTCGCATGGCTTTGATAAAGGTTCTGCGGCACATCCTGCTCAGGGCGTTAACAGAGTCGGCTACATGGAAGTAAATTTAAACTTCGCTACTATAACTGCGGACAGAGCTACAGCAGGTGCTACGGCACTAGCGGCTGGAGATTCTATCGAAGTACTTAGCGTACCAGCGAACACTTTAGTGTTGGCGGTAGGTGCAACTACAGTAACTGCAGAAGGTGCGGCATCAACATTTGACATCGGTTTAACTGGTGGTGATGTTGATTTGTTTGTTGATGGAGGTGATGCTAACTCAGCGGGAACCACTTCATCAAACGGTGCAGGGCTAGATGGCGATAACCAAAGCCATTACTTTGCAGCTGCAGACACTATTGATATGCTTATTGGTGTATCAGGTGCTGTAACTGACACCGCTGTAATTAAAGTATGGGCGGTTGTTGTTGACTGTTCATAATAAAACATAGCAACGGTCGGAGGGTAACTATAACCCTCCGACTAACTAAATGGAGGCAAAAATGGCAGGAAGATGGTTAAGAAATAAAAAAGATGGTGAAATTTATGGGTGGAATGAAATACTTTCAGAAAACCCAGACACTGAAGAAGTGACTGAAGAACAGGCTTTTCCAGAAAGATTTATACCAAAAAAACAAAAAGCAAGAAAAACTAAAGTTAAATTAAAAACAGAAGTAATACCTGAAGACGAAAAAGCTGTTAACATAGAGTTAGCAGAAGAAGCAACTAAAGGTATAGATAAGAAGAAATGATTTTAAATGATGTCATTACTGAAGTTAGAAGAATATTACAGGATGAAAACAGTCCACAAAGGTATTCTGACACTGTACTTTTAGGGTTTGCAAACCAAGCTTTAAAACGTATTGCAGTAATTAGACCTGATTTATTTGCTTATATGGGTACAGTTGCATGTACACAAAATGAAGTACTGCAATCAACTCCAAGCGATTCTATAAGACTAATCGAAGTATTTTCTGTTCAAGGAGGTAATGGGGTAACGGAAGTTAATAGAGAAGTATTAGACCAGTCATACCCTCAATGGGTTTCTGATACTGCAGGTGCTTGTAAAAATTTTATGAGACATGCTAGAAATCCAAATAAATTTTTTATATATCCTAAAGCTCCAGCTAATCAAACATTAGTTGTAGAGTATTCGCAATCTCCTCAAGTTTATGACGGCACAACGACAGTAGCTTTACTACCAGACGCTTTTTTACCAGCTGTTGTAGACGGTACAGTATTTTTAGCTGAGTCTATTGATAACGAACATGTTAATTCAGGTAGAGCAGACTTATTTTTAAGGTCGTTTACACAAGCATTAGGTGTTTCAGCTTCTAATAGAATATTTACAGACACAGAAGCAGGTGGGTTACAACCCGTTAACAAACAAAAGATTGAAGAGGACCTCACATAATGGCTGGAACTAGAACATTTATTGATATTGTAAATAGATTATTACCAAGTGTACCTGGGTGTCCAACACCTGTTGTAGAAAATTATGTTCGTGATGCAGCAATCGAAGCGTGTGAACGTACTCTAGCTTGGAGGTATGAACAACCACGAATACGTTTGGTTGTGGGTGCCCATGATTATATATATGAAAGTCCTAGTAATGCTGAAGTGCATGCTTTTATTACAGCTACTGTAAATGATGAAGTATTAACTCCTGTTACATTAGATAAGTTATATGAATTATACCCTAAATGGCCAAACCAACCCACTACATCAAGAGCGAAACCTAGGCATATAGCCCAATTAGACCCAGACCATTTTTCAGTTGCACCTGTACCTGACGATACTGAGTCATATGATGTAAGAATGATTGTGTGTTTAAAACCATTAAGAACAGCAGATAGTATGGATAAGTCTGTTTTAGATGAATTAGAAAATGTTATTATGCATGGAGCACTACAGCATTTGTTGGTATTACCTGACAATAACTGGAGTGATAGAGAACTAGCTTCTTATCATGCAAAACAATTTGCATTTAAGTTATCAGAGCGTAGAGCTAGAGCTAATCTAGGTGCAGGGCGAGCATCTATAAGAATTAAAGGACAACCTTTTGGGTAGTGAAATATGGCAGATGTAATTAAATTAGTAAAAGGAGATGAGTTACCGTTAATTATATTAACTTTAACTGATGATGTAGCTAACACAGCACTAGATTTATCGGCTGGGACTACTTCAGTAACTGTAAAATTTAAAGCTGTA